TGTTTATAAATATTTGATTAGGTATCATGCTTGTACATACTGCCCTACCATGATATTGATTCTTCTGTTTTTCCCATACTAGCCATGATATTGGATATCTACTAAGGCCAGTATCTATATCTTTATATATATAAGTCTTTTCAGTACACTTGCTAACCTTTATTGTTTTAGTATCCTTATCATATTTATAGTAAATTATATATTTTGCTTTTCCTGTGTTATCTCCATCAATTTCGACCTCTGTTCCTCCAAAACTTCCAGCCATATCATCTGTGTAGTTATCTTCTTTTATATCATTAGATTCAGTTTTATTTATCTCAGCTTCTCTTTTTAGATTTTCAACTAAATCTCTTCCAGAAATAATTATATATGGTTGTGTTTCAGTTGATATTGTATTTGAATTTGCATTACCAAAATAAACATTAGTTCCATCTACTAATTCAAATTCAATCTCGCCCTCATATTCCCCTAGAGTTCCCCCGTAAGGCTTTTTCTCCGGATTAAAATACATATGAGCAGCAACGTCACCCATTATAGCCGCATCAAATAAAGCATCTCTTATTCTATTCTCCATCTTGAATTTATCAAATAAGTTTTCTACCTCATTTGTCGCAATATCAGCAACATTAAAGTTTTCATTACTATCATCACGATACTCTAAAGTTGAATATTGAATTTTAGTTTTATTACTCATTAAAGATGATATAAAAAATTCAACCCCTCTTTTCAAAATATTAAAAACAGGAGTTGGCATACCATTTGATTTTAAATTTTTCCACTGATTACCGTTAAAGAAATCTAAATTAACCTTTACTGTATCATAGTAAGGGGGATCTAATCTTGAATTATATTTTTTACCTGCTTCGTATAATTTCCATTCTCTAATTGTTTCACTCATCTATATCCTCCCTCCCTAAAGCTACATTAATGTCATAGTTCATTATATTTTGAAATCCTTCATCTCTAAGTTTTTCTTTTATTTTTTCCTTTTCTTCAACTTCTTCATACTCAGCTGGTGGTTTAGTTTTATCAGCAAATTTATATCCTAAATAGAACATCCCCCCATAGCTAAGCATTAAAAATATTCCTATTAAAACTCCTATTACCATTCAAACATCTCCCCGTTAATATCTCCGCCTGTTACGTTGTGTATCATTTCATCATACTCACTCTCAAAAGGAATACCATAAACAGGATCATAATCTTCTTTAACTTCCATAGTTGCAACTCTATTTCTAAGTATGTTTAAAGCCATTGTCATTTCGTCAACCATATCATCATTTGAACCATTTGGGAAACTTGCGCACTGGTCTATGAAATCATTGGTCCATGTCTCATACTCAGGTAAATATACTTGTCCAGCTTCAACCAATGGAGAAATTGCACTTGCCCTACTTTCTTTACTATCACGCCCGGGATTATATGCTATAACCCCTGATATTTGTCTTCTTAATACATCTATAATTGCACTACCATTTGCCTTATCTTCTATATAAATTCCATTTACAAATGGATATTTTCTTTTAAATTCTTTGATAGCCCCTACAGTCTCTACAAAACCCATACGCTTGTTTAAAAGTCCTAGCTTGTAATATTCGTTGTTACGTTTTCCCCACACTCCAATAGCAACGTAGTCGCTTTTAGAAGTATCCTTAAATGTTGCATCTACTGTCATTATATTTAAAGGGCACCTAGGAGCTTTCTTATATTTCTTCCACCAATCTCTTTTAAATAAGTTACCATCAGCAGCACTTGGTCTACCTTGCATTAATGCATTCCAAGAACGACTTCCTTCTTCGCTTGTATAAAGCTTCTTATATCTTTTTAACCATTCCTTATCTTTACCTATCTCTGGGAATAATGCATCTCCTACTTTTCTCCCCAGAATGTCATTTTCTTCAGCTTCAAGTGGGATATTTATAACCTTACATTGTTCAGGTATTGCTTTAGTTACTCTCCCAACTAAATCATCTTCATGCCATCTAGTCATTACTATTATTACAATTCCATTTGCACTAAGACGAGTATTAACAGAATCCAAATATTCTTCCCATATTCTCTGTCTATATGTTTCTGATTCTGCTTCTTGTCTATTTTTTATCGGGTCATCTATAATAATAAAGTCAGCTGGATTACCAGTTATACCGCCCATTATTCCTGTTGAGAGCATTGATCCAGTATCACCATCTATTTCAAAGTTTGAATCCTGTTCTTTCTTTAACTCTATTCCAAATAACTGCTTACCAAATTCATTTATTTTATTTTTATTTCTTCTACCAAATTTCCTTGCTAAATCATCACCATAACTAAGAGCAACAATTCTTCTATCAGGGAATTTCCCTAAGTAAAAACTTGGGAGAGTTTCGGTTATACATTGTGATTTACCATGCTGGGGTGGTGTAGATATAATCAGTATATTTTCTTTCATTTTTCTATATATTAAGTTCTCTATTTCACTACATATAAGCTTAAGATGTTTACCTAATATCCAATTACCTCTATGAACATATTTACAATACTCAGAGTAATCTCTTCTGGCTAATTCCTTCTTAAGTTCTTCTTTAATTAATTCCTTTTTATCCATGGAAACACCTTATTTTTATAAAAAAATTATTTAGCACCATATATACTCCCCCCCTATGCTCTAGCTTTTCCCCTTTTACTTGCATATACATAACACTTAACTATAAACATACACACATCTATCACCTACATATATACATGCATTAAAAAAAGAGCTGAACTAATCAACTCTTTACTATCTACATTAAACATATGTGTTCATTCAATACCTTCTCTACCTCTTGACTACTTATGCCTATATACCTCTGTGTAATAGATGTATTGCTATGCTGTAGCAACTCTTTAACTAAAGCTATATTGTAATTACTATTTATATATATCTGTGTAGCAAAGTACTTCCTAAAGCTATGAGTAGATATTCCTCCTATTCCTAAATAATCACATACTATCTTTAGTTGTTTCTGTATAGCTCTTTCTGTTATATCTATTATCTTAGCTGAAGGTTTAATATTATTCTCTAAGCAGTATATCTTTATATAGTTATAAACCTCGTTAGGCACAGTAAATACTCTTTCCTTGTCGGTCTTTTCTTCTTTTATATCAAGTCTATATCTATTACCATCTTTAATAATGTCATTCAACCTTAACTTTAGTATATCTCCTATCCTTAATCCTAGATTAGCCTGTAAAACTAAAGCTGTAGCTATTCTATTATTTGATCTAAACTCTTTTCCTTCATAAGTAAAATTAGATTTCAAAGTTTCAATTATATTTTTATATTCTTCTGTTGTTAGTGTCCTAGTCTTTTTATTTGCCATAATACCACCTCATAATAATTCTATACTTATATACTATTATAAAGTTCGTATTTTGTAAATATAAAGTTCGTATTTAATTTATTTTATTAAATTCTCTAATTAAAACCTTTTAAAATAGCCAAAGTTCGTATAAGATATGTTTTACGAACTAATTTATTTTACATCCTGTTTCTTCATCCATTCCCTTATTTCTTCTGTAGTTAATCCGCTTAAGTCAGCTTTATTGTTATCTATATTCACTATCTCTTGCTTATCTGTCCAATTCCAGTTATTCTTCATGTTAAAAATAACTCCAGTTACATTTGTCTTTCTGAATAGTTGTTCTTCTGCATAATTCTCTATTCTTTGCTTAGCTTTTTTTATAGTGTCAATCAATCTCTTATTATCTTCTTCACTTAACTCTTTAAAATATCTCTCTTCATCTTGCCAATTAAGTAAAGACTGTCTATCTGTATCTAAGAATAGCGCTAATCCACTTACTGTATATGGTTTATCTTTCTTATCACAAGTATCAAAGTATTCATCTATTAATTTATCTAGTTCATCTATGTCTTTATACTTCATTGGTCTACCACTTAAATTTTTATGTGTCATAACAATTCCTCCTTACTTTAATAAAAGGTTTCATTTTGGACCTATAATTACATGTTAGATATATAATATATAGGTTGTAGTTATACCCCTAAAACGACACCTTTTTGATATTCATCTATTAATTTTCTAGTGTATTCATAAATCTCATTTTGATTTACTTTGTACTTCTTAATCTTAAAGCAATACCTATTCTCTATTAAGCTTATTATTACTGCTACATCTCCGCTCGTTAATTGAAACTCTGTAAGGGATATTTCTCCCTTTATATACTTTCTTCTTAGTTCTGCAAAGGCTTCTAAGTAAGCTTTATTTCTCCAATAGGACTTATATTCTTCTTTACATATTTCTGTAATAGTACCTTTCAATCTATCTACCTTGAAATAATAATAACCATCTTTTGATATGATCTGCTTATCTTGCAATGTATTATCCCACTTAATGATGGTCTTTTCTGCAACTTCTGATTTCTCTGCTATTTCCTTTATTGTCTTTGGTTCTTCTATAGTCCTAATATTAAAGTAGTTAATAAACTTATCTGTCCTATTAGTGTTATACATATTACTAATCTGTTTCTTTAATTCTTT